TGATACTGTCATTAAAAAGTTTTCAGAAACAGAAGCTGTAACTTATTTTAATGAATTACTTGAAGTAGATGAGGACTACGAAATATCTAAAGAACTTGGGGAACAACTTGTAGACTCCTACTGGGCCAATGAGATTTACGAAGTCTCTAGACTAGGTAACGATGTGTACTTGAGAATGCAACCATTCCCGTACCAAAGAAATTCTATGAACAATATCTCCAAGACTAAACTACCTTACAACGGTAGACGAATGTCGGACTTACATTCAGAGAACGTTTCTGTTATGGAGCTTGGGATGCCTATACAGATTATGTATATTATAGTAACCTACACGCTAGAAAGAACGATAGCCCGATCGAAGAACAAGATTCTTTTAATGGACCAAAACGTTATACCAAACAAGAACGGTTGGGATGAAGAGAAGTTCTTCTACTACTCAGAAGCGTTAGGTTATGGGCTGATAAACAGAAACCAAATTGGGGTTGATAAGTCCTACAACCAGTACCAAGTAATTGACCTTTCTATGTTTGACGCTATCAAACAACTAATAGAACTACAACAACACTTGAAGCAAGAGTGGGATGACTTAATAGGAATCTCTCGTCAACGTAAAGGACAAACTTACGCATCAGATTTAGTAGGTGTAAACGAACGAGCAACTTTTCAGAGTACTGTAATAACCGACATGATCTTCAACCTGTTTGAAGAGTGGTGGGAAACAGAACTACAAGGTATCCTAGACTTAACCAAGTTCATGGCCTTGGACGGAGTTTACAAGCAGTGGAATACAAGTGATTTGACCAATGAACTATTAGAAATAGAACCTACCGAGTACTGCTCTGCAGACTTAGGGATTTACGTAGAATCTTCTTCAGAAGCTATAGCTATGAAGAACAAACTTGATTCTTCTATTCAAGGTTTAATCCAGTCTGGTGCCAAACCTTCTACAGTACTTCGTATGCTGAAAACAGAGAACATAGCTGAACTAGAAAGTAAACTTCTACACATAGAAGAACTACAAGCTAAAGCTGAACAAGCAGCTGCAAACTCTGAACAGGAAGCAGCGGCTATGGCAGATGAACGTAAAAAAGACTTCGCTCAATTTGCTGAAATGCTTAAGCGTGAAACAACTGATTTGGAGTATGACCGAAAAGAAGACTTGGAACATATCCAAGGTACCTACAACACATTCTCATTCCAAAACGGAGACGCAAATGCGAATGGAGAAGCAGATGCATCAGAAGCACAGAGAATTCTTTTGGAAAGAGAGAAATTACAAAGTACTTTTAACGACAAAAGAGAGCAGAGAGCTCACGAAACAAAAATGAAAAAAGAGGATCTAGCTATGAAGGAGAAAGAACTGAAGTCGAAAGAAAAGATAGCTAGATCGAAACCAAAACCGAAAACTAAATAGTTTATATATGAAGTTCCTTACACTTTACAGAGATGCCGGTGCAGCAAGTCCCGGCGGGCAAGTTGGCCCTAGTCTTGCTGATTTAGATAACCCAGATTTTGGTAAACCGCCAGCTGGGGATCCCCCTCCTCCAGATATTACAGACCCACCTGCAGGAGACCCACCAGTTGAACCTACTGAAGGTCTAGATGCTGATGGAAACCTTTTAGAAGGGTACGAACAAGCTGAGGATGGTACTATCCAAAGAATAGCTTCTACAGAAGATGACGACTCAGACGAAGTTACGCCTGAAGACTTCTACGCAGAAGTACAAGCTAAAACCAATATTGAGGTAGAAGTAGATTACCAAAATGTAGATCCTTTATCTGCAGAGGGTGTAGCCTTAAGAGAAGTTGCTTTAGTTAGCAAAGCTGAACAGGACTATGACGAGTACATACGTACTACAATGCCTAGAGCTTACGCGTACATGTTGCATACTAAAAACGGTGGTACAGACGAAGAGTTTTTCGCTGTAAAAAAAGTACCATTAGCAGACAAGGAAACTTTCTCTAACGACATTGAAGCGCAACGCCAGTTTCTAATTAGAGACTTGTTGTCCAAAGATGTACCTGAAGAAGTTGCTAAGTTGACTGTAGACCAGTACGTAAAAACAAACGTATTGACTGAAAAAGCTATGGGCTTGTATGAGAAGAAAAAGCAAGAAGAAACCGCTTTGCTTCAAGAGCAAATCAACAAAGACAACGCCCGTAAGCAAGACTTTGAAAACAGTGTGGCTACTCTTACTGGAGTAATCTCTCAAGGCATCGAAAAGGAAATGCGTTTAGTAATTCCAAACGATAAGAAGAAAGCGTTCAACGAGTTTGTTATAGACAATATTCAGCACGATGGAAAAGATTTCTTTCTAGCACAGAGGTTAAACCCTAAAGAAATTACTCCTGGTTTCTTGGAAGCGTTGTATCTTCAGTTCGTAAAAGGAGATGTTTCAGCGCTAATTAAAAAGGAAGCTAAGAGACAAACCGCACAGCGTTTAGGACAGCGTGTAAAACAAGATAAGGGTGCAAGTTCTTCTGGAAACCCGAACGAAAAACAAAACCAATTCATACCTTTGGGTCAACTTTAAAACTAATTAAAAATGAGCAGCCAAGTTTTCCCAGCGTACAAATTTCAGGTACAAGAACAAATAATCGATACAAAGAGTTTGCTTGATGAGCAAAACTTTTATCACCAACGTCAAGGCACTCCTTCTGAGTTGACTGCAAAGTTGACGTATATCTTAGGAGACTATAACAAAAGCTTCCCGTTGTCAGGAATGACAGTAGGCGGTGTAGGTTATGGCGTAACAAACACAACGAAAGAAGTCGATGACACTCAGTTCACTTATCCTGTTATGGGACGTGATACAAAAGTAGCTTCTGTTTCTGCTACTATTTACGGAGCAGGCGATAAACCTGGTATCGGAAATGCACCTTTCTACTTAACGTTCCCAGACAATTGGTTGAAACGTTTCTACGTGATCCAAAACCAATTTGGTACACAAGCTTACATCCAAAGCGATGGAGTTCCTGCACCAACGGGCGGGTTCACCTACCAATGTGTACTTAACCCTGCAGGCCCAGGCGATTACATTGACTACACAGAATGTGCTGTAGGTGTTAACTGGGTTCCAATTGCAGCGTTTGTTGCTGAATCAGAATCTAGAGGTACTGAAACAAACATGGTTATGCCAGGTAAGTTCAAGAACCAAATGAGCTTTATCCGCACAGGAATGTCTTGGGCAGGTAATGCAGCTAACAAGGTGATGAACATTGAGATGACCAACTCAAACGGACAAACTACTAAAGTTTGGATGGACTGGTTTATGTGGCAGTTTGAAAAGAACTGGTTACTAGACTGTGAGCACATGTACTGGTACTCTAAGTACAACAGAAAAACTGACGGAACAATTGCCTTGAAAGATATCTTGACAGGTAAAGACATTCCAACAGGAGCCGGTGTTATCGAACAAATCGGAAACAAAGACACGTACTCTAAATTGACTTACGACATTCTTGCTAACAAAGTAGGAGTTGCGTTATTCGGTCAGTCAGATTCTGGCGACATGAGTTTGACACTTATGACGGGTACAGGTGGTATGCGTGAGTTCGACCGTGCTATGAAAGATGCAGGAGCTCAAATCCTTGGACCATTCGGTGCAGGCGACATTGCTTCTAAATTCGTAACAGGTACAGGACGTAACTTAGCACTTGGTGGTTACTTCGATCAGTTTTACCACATCGACGGGTACACTATCAAGGTTAAGAAAAATCCTATCTTTGACATTGGTCGTGTAGCGAATGCTTCTCCTAAACATCCGTTGACAGGTTTACCTATGGAGTCTTACCGTATGGTGTTCTTGGACGACTCAGATGTAGACGGACAGCCAAATATCATGCACGTAGCACAAACAGGTCGTGCTTTCTTGGACGGTGTTATCCCTGGTTTAGCGCCAATGCCTAAGTCAGTTCAAATGTTGGTAAACGCAACAGGACAGCAAGGTACTAAGTACTTAACTACAGACCAAGACAAGTCAGCGTACACACGTTTCAAATCAGCCGGTATTCAGATCTTGCGTGCCAACCGTTGCTTTGACTTAGAATGTAAATTCGGATAATCTCACTAAAAACTAAAAAGGGGCTAACAACCCCTTTTCTTTAAACCTTTTTAAAAACAAAAACCCTCATATAAAATGAAAAAACTTTTTTTAATCGCAGCCTTGCTTTTCGCAGTATCAGTACAAGGGCAGAATACAATCACTCGAGCAGGATGGTCTGCTTGGAATTTAGATACATTTAGCTTCAAAGGCACTACATCAGCTGGTGTAGCTTTTGCAGAATCTAGAGTTATCAACTCAGTTAACAACGCAACCATTAACGTACAAGTCTTAGTAGCCGCCAAACACGATACACTAGATACAGGTGGATTAACTTTGTGGAGTTCTATGGACAATACTAATTGGACTAAAGTAGAATTTAACAAGTCTTGGTATCCGAGCCCTATCTTTATTACAAAGTCTCCAGTAGGTACTTATACAGGTACGTGGCCAAATATTACTACCGCGGTCGTTTCTATAAGTTCTCTTGGAACAGCTTCTAACTACACTGCAGCTGATACAATAGCTTATCCAGCCTCTCCTTCTTTATTGCCTGGTGCAGCTGTACTGTATGACATTAAGATAGTGAATCCTTTAGCAAACTACTACAAGTTTACAGAAACTAAAAAGGGTAGGGCAACAACAAACTCTAAGGTCATTACCACTTTTATGAGGTATTGGACTAGGAAACCCTATTAACGTACTACACACTTATTTTAAAAGCCTGGGTTTTTCTCAGGCTTTTTCTTTGTTTATAAAAAAGTTTGTATACTTTTGTAGAAGAAAACCTTATATACAAATGAGCATCGAGCACAAAATTACCATCTTCAGAACAAGTCCTTTCTTAGCAAAGGCACAAGGGTCGGCTTTAGACGATTTTTTTGAATCTTCAAAAGTATCTATCGGATCTTACTACGAAAAAGGAGGGTCGCCTAGAATCGCAACAGGTTTAACTTTTGACGAAGAAAAGCTATTGCTTCCAGAAATGTTAGAAGTACCAGCAGACCACCCAGAATTCAGAAAGAAAGTAGCAGACTTCTATGCTAACTTAACCATCAAGGTACCTTACAAAGGAGGTACTTCACTAAACATTGCTTTGACTAGTGACAGCAAAGGAACTGTGTCGAAAAGTAATATGCCAGAAGATTTGTTAGACTATTTAAAATACAGAGTAGCTATCAAACACCCAGACGTAGCAGCTTCTTCTGATATTTCAGAAGGAAACAGTCGATACAAGTTCTATGTATTCGATCCGATTGCAGCTCAAAACAAAAAGACTGCTAAACGTGACCAAGAAGATAGCGCTCAAAAAGCTTACTTGGAAATCAAAGACGATGGACAAAAAGTGAAACAAGCGTTAGTTCTTTTAGGAATTAATCATCACACAGAAAAAGACCCAGTAGCCAAATTGAAAGACCAGGCTAAGATTGATCCTGCCAAATTCTTGAAAACAATAGGTTTAAAAGAGTTTGAAATCAAATACTGGATTACTTCTATGATAGACTACAAAGTCATCAAGCTTTTGAATAGCAAATACTTTGACGCAGAGACTGACAAGTTGTTAGCACAGTCAGAGGAAGAACTTATATTCTTCTTCAAAGACGATTCAAACTCAGATGTAATCGGAACTTTAAAAGCTCGTTTACAGGACAAAACGTTATAACAAAAAGTCTGGTTTATTTTGTATACTAAAAGCACCTCATATACTGGGGTGTTTTTTTTATTTGAAATAGTTGTGTAGCTTTGTACTATGACACAGACAGAATTCAACTATTTAAAGACTCGAGTAGATTTAAACAAGTACAATATTGAAGAAACAAACGCAGATTTAGGATACGATCCTTTTATGAAGGAGTGCACAATTGTATTCTGCACAAAAGCTGTTTCAGCTCAACTAGCTAAAACACTTAAATCGAGAGTGTTTTTAGGGGCGGAAATTAGAAAGTACACTAGTAGCAGTCTATCTGAAGTAGAACACAACCTACCTTTAATCTTAAAACCCTTTAGCAAATGACCTCACTAGAAATGCACATTGAAGTAAACCAAGGTTTACAAAAGATTGCAGCCAACTCAACCAGAAAGTTTCTTACAGAAGAAATAGATTGGGTACTTAATAAGATTCAAGAACGTTTCGTACGCTCCTGTTTAAGACCTGTTGAACTAGAAAAGTTTAATGGAAAGTATACGTTTGTGGATCAATTACGAGCTGATAGTATAAAAGCTTTAGTCGTTACTGGTTTACAACTTACAGCGCATGGAGACGTAAATTGGAGTACTAGACAGAAGGTTATACTTCCTAAAGACTATATGTACTTGCTTTCAGATACAAGTGAGATAGCTTTACTATGTGGGAAAGCGCTTACAACGACTGATAGCGTATCCACCCTTACATTGCTTAAGCTGGTAAAAACGAATGCATCTACCGCACCTTTCTACACGTCAGGAGTTATCGAAATAAACGGGACTATTCTAAACATTCCTGCTGATTTAGGAATGCTAGCAACTTACACAGGTCTACAAACTAAAGAAGATGTGATACTTTTGGTAGACTTCGTATTGAATTACTTTTGGAAAAAAGGCGTAGAAGTATACTGGGAGAAGTATGGCGAAATATATAGCCAAGGAAACTTTATTATACCTAACGCTTCTTCTGCCTCAATTTCTTGGGATAATATAGTCGTAACATTGTCTAGTACCCAACCATACAATCTAAGAGAATTAAACAGATCTGGAGTAGCCACGATTACAGCAGACAATAGACTTATGACGTCAGCTGATGTAGCCACTTACTTAAACACGCCTTTCTTTGGCTCAAGTTCTAAAGGGATTATTTCAGAGCTAAGTACAAACCTTTTATATCTGTACAGGGATGATAACTGCACAGTAAAGTCAGTACGAATTTCTTATATTAGAAAACCTCAACCTATCTCTTTACTTTTGGGTTCAGATTGTGAGTTGAGTTCTCAAGTACACCAATTAATATGTGACCTAACTGTCGAGTACCTAAAGAAAACAATTGAAAGTCCTGCAGCGAATCTCAAAACACAAGACCTAGAAACAAGGGTAATATTTTAAAAACTTTAAAAACAAATAAAATGGCAAAGAATCGTTATTACAAGACCACAGCTGGAGTTCCTTTCGAATTCGCTTTTGGTAATTCAGTACCCGTAGCTGGCGGTGTAACAGCAGAAACAATGGCAGATGTAATCACGTCTGGGACAAAAGGTGAAGTACGTGTTATGCGTACTGATTCTACGTTAGACACTCCATATACAGTTGTAGCAAATACAGCTTTAGCAACGGCTTATGCAAAACAGCAAGTATTCCTTAGCTATGTAACTAAAGCTGGCGAGGTACGAAATACAGCTCCTATGGTGGCTAATACTATTACAGCGAAAGTTACTGCTTATGCGGCTCCTACATTGCAAGTAGTTGAGTGCTTAAACGACGGACTTGGTACTGTAAGTACACAGCAACGTTTATCTTTCAAAATCATAGAAACAACTCCAGGTGCAGAACCTTTACCTAAATGGAGCTACGACCAAGCTTTCTTAGGAGGTGAAGCAGCAGCTTGGACAGCTATCGCGGCTAAAATTAATTTAGGAAACGACAATGAATTCTTCACAGCTGTGGCAAGTGCAACAGGTATTACTATCACAAGTACTGATGCTTCTCGTCACTTCCGTTTAGCGGCGGATGTTATCTTGACAAAAGCAGATCCTACTGAAAGTGGTGTAACGTATACGTCTACACAAACTACAGCAGCGTTTGAAGGTTCAGGTACATTAGCTCAAGTAGAACGTTTGTTCAACGAAGCC